AGTTTTCTCCTCCAAGATTTCCTAAAAATTTTCTTGTTTTGTCGTGAACCTCATATGCCTTATCAACAAAGGAAACCAAACCATTTAAGATTTTACCAGATACATCAATTACAGTATCCTGAACTTTTACAATTGTATTAACAACTCCTGCAAGTTTTGGAAGATACGGTAATAAACGAAGTGAAATATAACCAAGAAAAATATTAAATAAAAACTTCTTAATTCTATCAAAAAATCCTAGACGAGGTAATGAAGGTAATTTTATTTTATCACCTTTATCCTCTTTTGGTTTTTCAAGTTTTTCTTCTCTTTCAGCAAATCTTTTTTTCTCACTTTCTTTCTTCTTTCTTTCTTCTTCTTTTGCTTTTAATATCGTATTAGTTTTGATTAAATCACTAATTTGAATTACTTGTCTTTTAACAATACCCAATTCAAGAGAACGATTATCATCAACAACTGACTTCGCACTAATCCTTTTCACAGTAGGTATTAAAGGACTTCCCTTTAAAAGTTTTGCTGGATTAATTTTTGCAGGAGGAAGTGCTTTAGGTTCCATAGGTTTTTATTATGCTACTCCGTGAATTGCAAGTATTCTCTTTCTTTCATTATTACTATGAATGGAATTGAATGATGGAGCTTTTGGAACTCCTGGTGATGATGGTATGGAAGGCATCGTGGTGCTTGTTGCATTTGTTGTGGAAACAAGCACAGGTGGAGCAGATGGTGGAGTAATATTTTTTGCTCTAAAAGGCATTTTTGATAGTTGCATTGGTGACTGCGCCATTCCACCTTGAGCATATCTTGGTTCTTTTGATTGGTAATTCAAAGACATTTGATTGATTGTCTTTGGTGAATATACCATTCCACCTTGAGCATATCTTGGTTCTTTTTGACCGCCAAGAAGACCTTGTTGCTTTAATTGTTTCATCTGCTCACCACGAGTGCTCATTCCATATTTTTCTCCAATTATTTTTTGAGACTCTCCCCAGGTCATAGTTTTATCATTACGCCCCAGTAGTCTATTAATTTCACTTTGCTGCCTTTCACTTCTACTACTTAATCTAGCAGCGAGTCCCTGAGTATTTTGTTGCAATGAAGGTGTAGGTTGTGGTTTGGAAGGAGAAGTTTGTGTTGCTGTTTTAGTTTTAGGAACACTTACGTGCCTATTTGCTAAAGGACCATATCCAAACTTAACAAGAGTGCTTGGGGACTTTGGATCTTTATTGTATCTCTCCACATCTTGTTGGGAATATGTTTGAGTTAAAGGTAACCTGACTTCTCCTACATTAACTCCAAGAAGTTTATTTTGATACATTAAGTTCATTCCCTGTGGAGCCATTACAGTTCCAGTTCCGGGCAAAAATCTACTCAAAGAACCAATCAATCCTCCACCTTGAGCGTATGTTTTTCCACCCATTATTTTCGGTCTGTTCGTGCCACCACCAGCAGCATTCATTGCTTCCAGAGTATTCACACCATATTTTTCAACAGCACCACGAGACATCACAAACTCACCATCACTTAACATTGCAGGAATTTTATCTACACCCTTTTCGCCACTTACATATCCAGGATTAAAAGAACCACCACCAAACATTCCAAACAACTTTTTAAAGTTTGCAAATCCACCACCTTTAAATGCGGGTATTTTTGGTTGCTTATCTTCACCTTGTCCCGTAAAATTTTCTATTCCTTCACTTAGAGCCATTGTGGTTCCAACCGTCGTAGCAACTGTTAATCCTGCTGCAACTAATTTACCACCTTTACCTCCAAGAAATTTTGCTGCTCCCTTTGCCCCCACCATTTGAGCGACAGTTTGAAGTAACTTTCTTGTTCCAAAAAATACTAACTTTGTTAATCCACCAACAAACTTACCAAATCCTGTTCCAAATCTAAGATAAAGTGCAAGAAGTTTTGGCCAATGATCACCAAAAAATCTAAACAAAGAATCAATCTTTTTCTTGTTCTCAGGATCTGCAAACCAATCTAATAACTTAAGAAAAACTTTACCCCAGAAAATAGCCATAAAGAAGTCAATGATTCTTCTAAGCATTGATTTCACGGGAGCAACAACTTTTTCTGCTGTTTTTATTGCAAGAGCAAATCCTTTTTCTAATTTTGATTCAGCAAGTGCTCTCTTTGCATTTTCACCCTCTTTTCTTGCTCTTTCGTTTGAATCTTTTTGTGTTTTATTTTGTTGAGTTAAGTTCTTAATAATCTCATTTAATAAACTTGTAATTTCAATAAAACTATCTTGAGTTGATACTTTACCAATTGCTGGAGAAAGTGATAGTTTTTTGATTCCAGGAAGTGCTTTTTGTTTCCCTAAATTCATTCCAACTGCAGTGCCTTTTTTAAAACTTTCTGCAGTGATCTTTTTGACTTTAAATCTACCTTTTTTACTTTTTATTCTTTTCCATTCATTTGTAATCATCTCAACCTCTTCTGTTGGAAGAGTCTGATTTCTCATTCTTGCAGCAGCCATTCTCTCCTTGAGAAGAGATGAATAAGTGTCATAATCAATATCAAAGACATCCTCAAGACCAAGTAATCTTAATATCCTTTCGTCTATCTTTTCATCAACCAAGGCACGACCATTCTTCGCTTTTGATACTGGTACAATTTTAGAAGAATTGAGTGCCATTTACTTGCTGTTGTTTTGTTTTTTCTTCTTCCAGATGCTGCATTAACAATTCAACATAGATGTCTCGTTCCCAAGGCATCATATTTTCAATCTCCGTTAATGAGTATTTATGGTACTGCATCAAGGCAAAATTGAGACGAAAATAACTTTCAAGGTTCATATGAACCAGTGCTATGCGAAAAAAGATGCTAACCCTTCTAAAACGACTTCGCTTTCAACTTGAGTTTTTGGATTTGTAACTTTAACCTTATGAGAAAGTTTAGGCATCGTTTCAAAGAACTTTTCAATTTCTTTGAACTGTGATGAGTTCATTTGCTCTAAAAATTCATTCAGTTCTTTTTTAGTCACATCAGAAGCTGACCATACTTCATCTTCAGTGTAAATCTTATCAATACAAGAACCAATTAATTCAAATGATTGATCCATTGCATTTGTATTTGAGAAATCAAAATTAGTTTTAATAAACTGCTCAAGTGATGGATACTTCATTTCCATCATAATGCTTTTATCTACACGAATTTTATTCGTGTGATCTTCATTCTTTTGAACTTTAATGTCATCCAAGTTAAGAGTCACTGTAGTTGTGGTTTGTTCATCATCAGGACAAATTATATTAACTTCAATTTCTTCTCCAACTGACTTACCACGAATATTAAGAAACAAATATTCAATATCAAATGTTGGAAGTGTTTCTACTTTTACACCCTTTGATAAAATACAATTTTTAATTACTGTCTTAATTGCATTTGTGATTTGCTTTGTGTCTTCACTTTCTAAAGCAATCACTAATACTTTTTCTTCTTTGACTAGAAAGGGTCTATATTGAATTGTTTCTCCTGTTGATGGCAATTCAACTTCATAAGTTGGGGTACTAATCTTTGGTAAAGGCATAATGACCTATAGAATTTCAGTATGATTATTTATTACTGTCTACTGAGAGTGAATGTATTAAAATTAAATTGTGGATCAAATATACTTGGTTCTGCAAACCCTACTCTACCAACTCCAGGAAGTCCTGCTTCAACTCTTCTATCTACAGCACTTCCAGAAGATCTTGATGGTTGATCAGATATTCCACCATAATTAAATTGATTTTCAAAAATAGGATTGTAGTTACCAGACCAATCATAATTTGGTATTGGACTTAATTCACTTCTGTTTTGATCTGAAATTGGTTCTACAGGTGAGGTTGGATATCCACTTACAAGATATCTAATATATGTCAATGATACTGTACATTTTAGTAGATTTGATGAGTCATAAGAAACAGGCATTGATTGAATACTAATAGGATATGCTCTAATGAATTCATACTCTAGTCTGCTTCTATAATCTCTTTCAAATTTAATTACTTTAAGACCTTGATCAACAACATATTCATCTGGATATCTAACTCTGTAAAAATAATTTTTTGCAGATGAACTAAGATTGCCTCTCATTTGTGTATCTGGTGTTTTACTTTCACCAGCAATGTATTTTATCCAAGATTCAAAAAACATAATGGGCAAATATTGTTGAGCATCAACATAAAAAGTAAAATCAATTCTATCATCATATATTCTTCGGTATGCGTGTCTTTCAGTTACTCCAGTATAATCATTATTAATTTCTAAAGTTGCTAAAGAAGACCCAGGCAAAGATGCTTCAGCGCAGGAAATGTTTAATTTGTATCTTTCTTCCGATGACATTTTAAGAGTATCACTTTTCTGTAACACATCCAATAAAGCATCTGGAATAGGAACTTCAACTTCAAAATGAGAAGTTAAAGCCGGTCTAAGTAGTTTAGATTTAATGTAATCTACTGACCTTGGATTAGGCATTTATAAATACTTTTTGACTGTTATATATTATGTATTAGGGATAATGGCAGAAAGTATCAAGAGCAAATACAAACCATCATATCCACAAAAATACAAAGGTGATCCGAATAATATTATTTGTAGAAGCAGTTGGGAACGCCGCTTCTGTCACTGGTGTGATCTAAATGAAAGTATTGTTTCTTGGGGAAGTGAAGAGTTTTTTATTCCTTATTACAATCCAGCGAAGGAAAGAGTGTGTAGATATTTCCCAGACTTTATTATTAAAGTAAAAGAGCAGTCTGGTCAAATTAAAACATATGTCGTTGAAGTTAAACCAGCGAAACAGACGGTTCCTCCACAGAAAAAAAGTAGAGTAACAAAATCATACATTCACGAATGCACGACCTATGCAGTTAATCAAGCAAAATGGAAAGCAGCAAAAGAATGGTGTGCTGATAGAATGCTTGAGTTTATTGTTATCACAGAAAAAGAATTAGGTATTAAATAATGGCAGAAGGTTTCGGTCAATATATTGCTGGTTCAACTACTAGAGTTAGAAAACTTAAGCAAGAAATTGATAAGAAAAATATAAAAGATCCTGAAGATATTATGATACTGATTATGGAACTCTTCACGGAAAAAACTTGGATACCAGAAGTTGGAAAGTTTTATACCTTTGTTTATAATCCTAAGACTCCAGATATTGATTATGATCAACATCCACTTATTGCTTGCACTGAAGTTCAAAAATGGGGATTTAAAGCAATCAACTTTCACTGGAGACAATCGAGAAACTATACTTGGGAAGAATTAGCAGGACAACTTCACGTTGTTAAGTATGAAGAACTTGATGAATTACTTGCTCTACAGTATGGAAAATTCCTTCTAAATAAATAAAAACTCCTTATAAATGTCTCATACTCTACAAAAAATTGAGATCATTAATCCTCTTGTAAACGGGGAGGGAGTTTGATGGCAACTAAAACAATAGAAAGTGGTAAAAATACAACAAAAGTTGGTGCTCAAGGAGTAGAAATAACAACATCAACAAGAACAACATATACATTAGATGAAACTGGGAAAATAAATCCAAATTCTGTAAAACACGAAATAATTTATTACGAAGGAAAAATTGGAGATGGTGTGATAGCAGCAACACGCACTGGTACATCAGGAGATTGGAAAAATAATAATAAACCATTTTCAAATACTCCTTGGTTAGGAGCAGATGCTCAAAAGTCTCTTAAAGAAGGGGCACTAAAAACTACTACACAACAACAAATAAACACTGCATCTAAAAAAGAAGGATTAACACCAGAACAAACTAAAGCAGTATCAGGGTCTTCTAATGCAGCAACATCAACAGAAACAGGAAGTCAACAAGGAGCACTAGATCAAAACCAACTTGATTTTATTAATGAGGATTTAAAAAGCATAAAGTCAAGACCCGAATACAATAAAAAAGAACCGATTATATACCCAATTGGATTAAAATCAGAATATCAAGATTGTATAAAATTTTCGATTGTAAAGTATAATCCATCAGGTCTTAAAGGATTTGGGCAAGGAAACAGAGATCTAAGAAGAGTAAATATTAGTAATGGAATCCCATCTCCAAAAGGTAGAGAAAAGGAAATAATAGGAACAATCGTATTACCAATCCCAGGAGGAATATCTGACAGCAATCGAGTAGGTTGGTCAGACTCTAAATTAAATGATTTGGATCAAGCATTAGGAAAATTATTTACAACAGGAGTAACTGGAGGAGATATTGGTGCCGAATTTAAACGTCAAACAACAGCGGCTGCAAAAGAGGGTAGTGGTGCTAGAACTGGAATAATTGGAAAAGTTGCCGAAGGTGTTATTGGCGCAGAAGGTGGTTTTATGCAAAGACAATTTGGCGCAATAATAAATCCAAACTTAGAACTACTTTTTAATTCTCCAGATCTTCGTCAGTTTTCTTTTAGTTTTAGATTATCACCACGTTCAGGTCCAGAAGCAGAAAGAGTTAGAAAAATTATTAGAGCATTTAAACAATCAATGTCTGTAAAAAGATCTAATTCATCATTCTTATTACAGACACCACATACTTTTGCAATTTCTTACATTTTTAAGAAAGAAAATCACCCATACTTAAATAAATTTAAAGAGTGTGCATTAACAAGTTGTAATGTAAACTACACGCCAGAGGGAACATATATGTCTTTTGATGATTCAAATAATCCCTCAATGGTTTCATATCAACTTGACTTGACTTTCCAAGAACTCGAACCAATTTATGATGATGATTATACAGATCTTGACGAAAATAAAGATACTAAAATAGGTTACTAAAATGCCAAGTTACTTCCGTCAAGTTCCAAACTTTGAATACATTAGCAGACTTCCGGATGCTAAGATTGGAGATTATGCGCCACTTAAGAACTTATTCAAGAAAGGAAAACTTAGAGAAGATATTTTTCAAGATCTAGCATTCTTTACAAAATATCAAATCAAAGGTAATGATCGTCCCGATAATGTTGCGTTTGAAGTTTACCAAGACTCCAGTCTTGATTGGTTAGTTTTACTCTGCAACAATATCGTTAACATTCAAACAGAATGGCCGTTACCTCAACAACAGTTTGATGAATATATGTTGGAAAAATATGGAAACTATGATACTCTATATGGCGGTATTCATCATTATGAAACAGCAGAAATTAAAAATAGTCAAGAAGTTGTAATTGTTCCTGCCGGTCTACAAATCAGTTCTCCATACTCTGTAAGTTTTTATGACTACTTTGCAGATAAACAAGTTGATAGTGGAAACATAGCAGTTCCAGTTACAAACTATGAGTATGAAGAAAAATTAGAAAATGATAAGAGAAATATTTTTATCTTAAAATCCCAATACTTAAATATTGTTCTTAATGATATGAGTGATATTATGCCTTACAAAAAAGGGTCCTCACAGTATGTTAGTGAGGACCTTAAGAGAGGAGATAATATTAAACTTTATTCTTGATCAATCTTCAGCAAGACGCTGGAAGTAAGCAAGAGCATCATCTTCATCCTCATCAACTTCTTTAGTAACAACAGGAAGTGAAGGAGACTTGGAACGGGCATAGGATTGCTCCAGTTCTTCTACCACTTTACTCTCAGCAGTTTTCTCAGCATATCCATCATATTCAGTTTCTTCTTCAACAGAAGACATACGGGGAGTGCCTTTCTGTCCAAGAACATACTTCAAACGCTTATCCAGGTCTTCATATGACTTGAACTGATCAGGAGCAGTGATAGCAGTCAGAGAATACTGCTTCTTCCAAAGTGCTTCCAGAGCATCGTCGTCGTCCAGAAGAGGAGCAACACGATCAAACTCAGACTTATCATAGTTCCAATAACCATCCTTCTTCACTAGCTTCAGTTTGAAGTTAGCACCTTGCCAGAAGTCAAAAGGATTGATAGGAGTCTCATCTTCAAACTCAGGTTGCATTGCTTCCATAACCTTATCAAAGATCTTCTTACCATACTTAAACAGGAAGACACGACCTTCGTTAGCAGGATTCGCAGGATCCTTAACCACATAGATGTTGCTGTAGTAAGACAGTTTACGCTTCTGCTTACGCACAGTTTCTTTATTTGCTTCTGAACCGCTGTTCCAGAGTTCACGATTGTATTCTGAAACAGGATCTTTCTGACCAACAGTGGTCAGAGAGTTTTCAATGTACCAACCACCAGGACCTTGAAAGGCATGGGAATACATTTTTGCCCAAGGAAGTTCTTCGCCTTCAGGGGCAGGAAGAAAACGGATAACGGCATAACCATTACCAGTCTTATCCATTTCGGGTTTCCAGAGACGCTCATCAGCGCCACCAGAAGTTGTGCTCATCTTCTCTACTTCTTTTACCAGTTTCGCAGTCAGCGAACCAAGAGAAGATTGTTTCTTAAGATCTGAAAAGGACATTAGATTACCTCGTATTTGTACAGATTTGGCTTTTGTGTACCTTGTTATTCTACAGGTCAGAACCTGTTTTGTCAATTTGTTTTTTCATCACCTCAAGCATCTTGGACATATTGTTCAAGATGATATTCATATCAGTTCCAGGAGGAAGACCCATCATAACAGCAGAACTTGTAA